ATATTGAACAAGAAGGACGTGGATTTGATGGTCAACTAACTGCTGATATAGATCAAGATGAAGTAAATAAGTTAATTAAACAGTATAAAAAGATTAAAAAGGCATCTAAATCCAATCTAGGTCAAGTAAGAAAACTTGGATTACTTGATAAGTATGGTAAACCCTTAAAATAAAATAAAATTGTATCACAAGTTACAAAAGAACTTGCATACATAGTATAAATGTGTTAGTATAAACACATCGTTCATCTAATGCTAAACTTTGCATTAGACGCAAGTAAGCCGACTAGGAACGGGTTCGTTCATCCTCATGTATCACATACTACTCAGTTTAATAGCGATAGGAGCACCACTTGATTGTGAGACTTCTGCTGAACTATTAGATTCTGCAAGTAAAAACCCTGATAAATCTGAGCAATTAGAAATAACAAAGGTTGTGATTGCACACACTGATCCAGTATGTTTTGGGGACGCACAAGTTGACTGAAGGAACGGTCTAATCAACCTACTACTTTGGAGAAACCAAATGGCACAAGTCACTTATCGTGGTGTTAAGTATGACACCAACAGAAACAAAGCTCAGCAAGCAAAAGAGGTCGAACTCACATATCGTGGTATCGCTCACGCTAAGTAATGTTAGTCACAACAGAAATAATAGCAGCATCTGCTATTTTTCTCACTATCATATATGCTGAAGCTAGGTTCTTGTATGGATACAAGTTCTAAAATGTAAGGAGGGGTTGTTACCCTCCTTTTTTTATGCTATACTGAATCTAAATAAAAATAAAGCCATGGACAAGGGAAAGCTAAAGGTTTTATTGTTTGACCTAAAAAACATAATCTCTGAACTTGAGTCTGAGGTTTATTCAGATGCAAAATCTTATGTAACTTCACCACCTCTAACTGATTATGAGGAGATATTTGAAGATGATGATGGTTATGCAGACTGAAAAAAAATATTCTGATCACAAATTAAAATTGAGGCAACAGTGTCTTGCAATTTTATTAAAGAAGTATGAAGTTACCACTGAGTCTAAATACTCACTCAGGGACATCTATGAGTGTGCAGAGGAATGGACACTTAAATTTAATGTGTCCAATGGCATAGTAGATTATTTTAAAACATACTTTTTAAATGGAAACCAGAAAAACAGCAAAGAGATTAATCAAGTTAGCAAAGAAGAATCCTAAATTATATTCTAAGGAAGATGTTCTTTATGCTAAATTAATTAAAAAACAAGATGAAAGCAAATCACTTGAAGTTAATATCAGTAACACCTGATGCTGAAAAGACAATGGCACATATTGCTAGAGTCTCTAATCCTAACAATCAGGATAACCCAAACTATGCAGGATTATTAAAATACTGTATCAAGCATAATCATTGGTCTGTCTTTGAGCAGTCATCAATGACACTTGAGATTGAAACAACACGTGCAATTGCAGCACAGATATTAAGACATAGATCATTTACATTCCAAGAGTTCTCTCAAAGATATGCAGAGAGTCATGAACTTGGTAGTATAGAATTACCAGATTTAAGAAGGCAAGATAAAAAGAATCGTCAGAATAGTATAGATGATTTAGATCCTTTTGTTCAGCAAAAATTAGAAGCACAAATGATAACCCTTTTCAGTTCTGCACAATCATTGTATAATCAAATGATTGAAGAAGGAGTTGCAAAAGAATGTGCTAGAATGGTATTGCCATTATGCACACCAACTAGAATCTATATGACAGGTTCTGTTCGTTCTTGGATTCATTACATTGAACTTAGATCAGCAAATGGAACTCAAAAAGAGCATATGGATATTGCTAATGAATGCAAATCTCTCTTTATAGAAACCTTTCCTACCATTGCAGAAGCTTTGGAATGGTCATAAATACTAACATTGTTGAACAATTATGCCTACATACCCTTTGAAAAATTTGAAAACAGGTGAAACAAAAACACTTAGCATGACCATGCAAAAGTATGACCAGTGGAAAAAAGAAAATCCTGACTGGGATAGAGATTGGTCTCAAGGTTGTGCTGGTGTTGGAGAAGTTGGTGAGTGGACTGAAAAATTAAAACAAAAATATCCAGGTTGGAATGATGTTTTAAGGAAAGCACAGAAAGCACCAGGTTCAAAAATAAAAACTATTTAATATGGCAAGGAAAAAACCTTCTGCAGGTATTGGTACAAATCCCGTTCCTTTTGGAATGAGTCTCAAACAAATGAAAAGGAAAAAACCAATCAATCTTGATTTAATCAAGAAGATTGAACCTCTCACAGATAACCAACAATTATTCTTTGATTCTTACAAAGGAAATAAGAACTTGATTGCTTACGGTTGTGCAGGTACAGGTAAAACTTTTATAACTTTGTATAATGCACTGATGGATGTTCTTAATCCTAAGAGTCCATATGAAAAGATTTACATTGTCAGATCATTAGTTGCAACTCGTGAGATAGGATTTTTACCTGGTGATCATGATGATAAATCTTATCTTTACCAGATACCATATAAGCATATGGTTAAGTATATGTTTCAGATGCCAGATGATGCATCATTTGATATGTTATATGGAAACTTAAAGGCACAAAATACTATTGATTTTTGGAGCACATCATTTATCAGAGGAACTACTTTTGATAGAGCAATTATTATTGTAGATGAATTTCAGAATCTAAACTTCCATGAATTAGATTCTATGATTACAAGAATAGGACAAGATTCTAAAATTATGTTCTGTGGAGATGCAACTCAAACAGATTTGGTGAAACAAAATGAGAGAAATGGTATTGTAGACTTCATACGCATCTTGCGTAATATGCCATCTTTTGATATAATAGAGTTTGGTGCAGATGACATCTGCAGAAGTGGTCTAGTCAAAGAGTATATCATTTCTAAACTTGAACTTGGAATAGAACTTTAATGTTTAAACATATTAATATAGATCTCCCTTCTTTAGATAAAGAAACTATTGATGGTGTCAGATACTATGATGTTCCTGGTAATTCAAAATTAGTATCTATCACATCTATCACTAGTTGGATTAATAGAGAAATCTTTCGTTCATGGAGAGCAAGAGTAGGTAATGAGCAAGCAGATAAAGTAACCAAGGCTGCTACAAGTCGTGGTACTGATATGCATACTCTTACTGAATATTATCTTAAGAATGAAGAATTGCCAGAGGTACAACCTCTATCAGAATATCTTTTTAAACAATCAAAACCTCAATTAGATTTGATTGATAATATTCATGCTTTAGAGAAATCAATGTACAGTTTGCAGTTAGGTATTGCAGGAACTGTTGATTGTATTGCTGAGTACAATGGTGAACTGGCTATCATTGACTTTAAATCCTCTAAGAAACCTAAACCACGTAAGTGGATAGATCATTACTTTGTTCAGTGTGCTGCATATGCTTGTATGTTGTATGAACTAACAAACATACCAGTGAAAAAATTTGTAATTTTAATGTCTTGTGAAAATGGAGAATGTGTAGTTTATGAAGAGTACAATAAAAAGAAATATATCAAATTACTCTCTGAATACATTAGAGAGTTTGTTACTTTCAAATTACAGGAATATGGCAAAAGCTGAAGGAAAAAATTTAGAGAAGTTAATAGAAAATAAATTCTATTGCGCTAAAAAATTTACTGAGGCAATTGAAACTCTTGCTCATGAAAAAGAGGGTATGAGTTATGTGGATGCCATTGTACATTTCTGTGAACAAAACAATATAGATGTAGAATCTGTTCCTAAATTAATTACTAAACCTTTGAAGGAAAAATTAAAAGGTGAAGCAATGGAATTGAATTTGCTTAAGAGAACATCACGTGCTAAACTTCCTTTATAATGCCAACTAGAGCAGAATTAATGCACTATAGACTTCAGGCATGGTTGCGTGAAAACAAGTGCGAAGAGTTTGAATATCTTGGTGAAAGACCTGATATTTTGGGTGTTAATAAACACTGGTATAGTATTGCAGGTACAGAAGTAACTGCAGATCAAATTGAAGAACTTGACTTAATGGAAGATGCTGAAAGTGAACCCCTTTGAAACATACAAAACATTTATAGGTATGAAGTCACACTTTTTGAGAGAGAAGTATGACTACTCTAGATATGGAAATAAACTTTCCAAATTAACTGTACAGGGATTCTATAAGAGAAGAGATAGAATGTTTTTTGAGAGAATGTCAAGACAATATAATGATCAGGAAATACAAGATTTTTTTATTGCCAACTTTGCTACTGATGAAGATCCTTCTACTGTGTATATGCCTAATATAATTAAGAATGGAGAGAAGACATATACATCTTGGAAGAAGAGAATACAATCCTTATCATATACATTTACAGAAGAAGCACATAAGTTATTTGATGATCAAAAAGTAGATGATATATTTGATTGTTCTAAAGGGCATCCTTTAATATTAAAAAGTTATTTAAGAGGTGACACAAGCTTGGAAAGTATGGTAATATATGATAGAATACTAGGGTACAGAACAAACTTTGATAAACAAATATCAGAGCATGATCCTGTATGGGGAATGGTGAGTATGAAGATTAGAAAGTATGCTCCTTTCCTAAATATAGATGTATTCCGTTATAAAAAACTTCTTAAAAATATTGTTTCCCAATGAGATTTTTAGACTCAGAAATTGTTCAAAAAGAAATGCAAGACATTGAGACTTTACAAAAAAAAGTCTATGGTAATGTCTTTAATTTTCCTAATATGAACAGAGAGGATAAGATGAATCATATTGAAATCCTTGAAGAATTAATTAACAAACAACAGATTTTTTATAAAAGATTGAGTCTCTCTGATGACCCTAAGGCAAAGGAGATACGAAGTACTGTTATGGAAAGTGCTGAAATGTTTGGATTTAAATCTGATGGTGATCTATCATTGATGTTTACACAAATGTCTGAAGCAATTAGAGAAATGAGAAAACAACTTGACAAGTCGTAGATTTACATTATAATAATTGAGTACAAACAAGCCAAATACAAAAAATACGAGGTAGAAAAATGGGTTTTAACGACCTTAAAAAGCAGAGTTCTTTGGGTTCTCTAACTAATAGATTAGTTAAAGAAGTTGAGAAGATGAATAATACAGGTGGAGGAAACACTGATGATCGTCTCTGGAAACCAGAGGTTGACAAAAGTGGTAATGGATATGCTGTTGTCAGATTCCTACCAGCACCAGATGGAGAAGAACTTCCATGGGTAAAACTATTTTCTCATGCATTCCAAGGACCAGGTGGATGGTATATTGAGAATTCTCTTACTACAGTAGGACAAAAAGATCCTGTTGGAGACCTGAATAGATCACTATGGAATAGTGGTAATGATACAGATAAAGATACTGTAAGAAAACAGAAGCGTAAGTTATCTTACTATAGCAACATATATGTTGTTAAAGATCCTTCTAATCCTCAAAATGAGGGTAGAGTATTTCTTTACAAATATGGTAAGAAGATCTTTGATAAGATCATGGATGTAATGCAACCAGAATTTGAAGATGAGACACCAATCAACCCATTTGATTTATGGGCAGGTGCTAATTTCAAACTAAAGATTGTCAAAAAAGATGGTTTCTGGAATTATGATAAGTCAGAATTTGATTCTGCTAATCCATTATTGGAAGATGATGATGCATTAGAAGCAGTATGGAAGAAAGAATTTTCTTTAACTGCATTTACTGCAAATGATCAGTTCAAAACATATGATGAGTTAAAGACTCGTTTAAATTATGTGTTAGGAACAAAGGCAAAGTTACAAGTAGCTCAGGAAACTGAGTATGATAACTATGCTGCTCAAGAGACAAAGAAAGTAACTGAAGAAGAAGTTCTTAAGAAATTAGAAACTTCCTATCAGGAAAGTAAAGCAGTTCAACCTGTGAATACTCCTTCTCCTACTCAAGAGGAAGAAGATCCACTAAGTTACTTTGCTAAGTTAGCAGAAAGTTAATCAGGCAAAACCAAAATTGACTTTTTAATTCCATAATACTGGGAAAAAAACTCCCAGTATTTTTTTGTGCCTATTACTTTTTTTTATTCGTATATTCTTATGTTTTCGCCTCTAACAACTTTCTTGGAAACATACTGAGTGCTGCCTTTTGGATACTTCATTAATCTTTCCATTTCTTCTATGACTAGTCCAATGAATCTAGGTTTGATTATATCAATATTTCTTTTACCATCATTTAATTTATCTTCATAGTCTTGATTTGAAATTGCAGTTACTGTATTTGTGTTAACTGTTACTTCCTGACCTAATCCAGTATCAAAAAAAGTAGTTGAGAAAGTAGATTGAACTTCTAAACCTTTTGGAACAATTACTTTTCCAACAGAGTTTTTTATTTCTTGTGTTTCATGATGATGAACATTTAGAAGTGCTGCATCTGAACCATATTTACCAATTAGATAATCATAATATGCTCCATGTTCTAGTGGCCACTCCTGTTGTACATTTATAATATTATTTGCAAGCATTATCATCCAATCTAGGTTAGAATCACCATAGACTTTAAATGCTACATTATCAGGTCTTTCATCAGATATAACTTGATACTTAGTAAAGTAAGTTAAATCATTGAATATTTGTTCTGATATTTTAGTTCTTTTGAATAGATTTTTTACCCTAATGTAATCTGATATGTTTTGCGCTTTGGAAAGACGACTAACATAGTCAAAATCTGGTATGTATCTAAAGTATTTTTTTGCCATTGTTAGAATCCCATAGTTTCTGCATTATCCTTATATTCATCTGCATAGATTGGTTCAATTTCACCAAAGGACATAGATATTTGATATGAGGTCATAGATGGTTGATCTCTATATGTCATATAAGAACCATCTGGTGTATAGTTCACTGTGAAACTAGTACAAGCACATGGTTTAAATTTATTCATAAATGGATGTTCTCTATTACTATCACCAAATATATATTCCAATTCAAAAATTCTAGGACTCTTTAAGAATAATGCTTCTGATGATCTTTGAGGTGTCATGTTTCTTTTCATTGCTCTAATCATTTTACGAACTATTCCAGCTTCCTCAGGATCTCTAGGAGTGAGAGTAAAATTGAAACTGAAACTTCTTAAATTAGGACCAGTGAATAATAATTCTAAGT